GCCCAGGCCATCGTCCGGACGGCGGTGAACCACGTGTCCAATACAGCGCGGGGCTACGTCTGGGATGCGAACAGTGACGTGATCACAGCCCGCGTCTGGGTCAGTACCCTGGACGGGCGGACATCTGCTGTCTGCCGCTCCCGGGACGGCAAGGGAGCCCCCGTGGGCGACAACCCACTGCCGGAGGGAGTGGAGCCGTTGGTGCCTGCGGACGCGAAGCCACCGGCCCACATCAATTGCCGCTCCGTCATGGTGGCGTATATTGACGGGGTGGGGTTGTTGGGAAATCGCCCCACGGTCACCGACACCCGCACTCGCAAAGCCCGGGAGACGGACTTCAGGGCGGAAGCGAAGGCCCGGGGAGTGCCTATCCAGCAGATCCGGAAGGAGTGGGCGGAGAAGAACGTGGGCCGGGTTCCGGCGGCGACCACATATCAGGACTTCTTGTCACGTCAGACGGCCTCCTTCCAGGATGATGTCCTGGGCAAGACCAAGGGGGAGCTGTTCCGCAAAGGAGGTCTGACGGTTGATCAGTTTGTGGACCGGAACGGAACGGAGCTGACCTTATCACAGCTGGCCAAAAAACACCCCGAAGCCTTCCAGCGTGCTTTTGGGAACGAGGGAGGGAAGCTGTCATTGTCCGACGGAACCCCCGTTGGAGATTGGCACGCGGCTTCCTTCGCGGAAGCCCCGGATTGGCTACAGTAGAAGGTTCGCACACACAGCATTCCCGGGGTCACTTCGGATACCCCCGATCAAGCCTATTTTTCACTCGGCAGTAAGAAAATTGAAATGGACGGACGAACCACCACGGACCCAGGCCACCAAGCCGTTTGGCGTCACGAAGTGGGGCACGCCCTGGATCACGCGTTGCGCGAGGGAGGCAACGTGTACCGCTCACAGAGCCTGGATTATACAGCCGCCCAGATCAAAGACAAGGATGAACTCCTCAAAATCAAGAAGGCGCTGGACAAATCCGGATCGCCTCCGCTACCGGTGGTGGTTCCTTCCCCAGAGGACTTGTCCAAGCAGTTCTTACAGGCCGGGATTAATGAGGCGGAGCTGGAGGAGTTCTTCCGGGCACACACCTTCGTTGGTGACCTTCAAGGCATCGGACTTCGCGCCCGCAAAGCCCGGATGCTCCAGGCTTGGAACAATAAAGACATTCAAGAGTTTGTGGATGCGCTTATACTTTCCGGAGGACCGGACCAGGGCTATAGTAAAGGGGTGCTGGGAAATATTACGGACCTGACCGGTGCCACTACTCGGAATGGGTTATGCCCGTACAACAAGGGCTACTATGGTCACTCCACAGAGTATTACAAGCGGGCTCGGGCCTGGGGAGGGTACGAGGGCACGGAAGCCTTCGCCAACCTCACGGCGCTGGCCGGAGCCAAGGAACCATTCGCGTGGAAGATTGCGCAGCGGTTCTTTCCTGAACAGGCCCGCGTGTACCTGGAGATTATGAAATGAACAAGTTTCAAGAATTATCAACGCTGTACAAACAAACCTTCGGGACGGCTCCCCCCGTCCATGATCGGGGCATGTGGCCCTCACCGGCCCAAGCCGAAGCAATGGTGGAGCGGGCCTTGGAACGCGGAACGCCCATACAACCGGAGGACTTCCCCGAAGTCACAGACCAAATCGTGGTTTGACCTCACAAGACATTCATACTACAATATGAACCGTGCGTGAGGCACAACACTGGCGGGTGATCCGCCGACAATGAGGATACAATTATGGACTTTGAATTCACTCCGGTCGATTCCATCGACAAGGTCCCGGAACAGTTCCGGGGAATCTACAAGCAGGGCGATGATGGCAAGTTCGTCCCGGACGAAGCCCACAAGGGGATCGTGGAGGTCGTGACCGGCCTGAACCGCTCCCTCAAGGCTGCTCGTGCTGAGGCGAAGGCCAAGACTTCCGTTGACCTGACCCCGCTGGCTGACTTCGGCGCGACGCCGGAGGAAATCAAGGCCAACATCAGCGCGAAGCTGACCGAACTCCAGAACGAACTGGCCAAGGGCGGCGAAGCCAAGCTGAATCTGGACAAGGTTCGCCAGGAGCTGGCCGATGCGCACGCGAAGGACCTGAAGAAGGCCGGAGCCCGCGCCGAAGCCCTCCAGAACCAGCTGTATGGGCTCCTGGTCGAGAACGCCGCCACTGCCGCCGTCGCGGAGCTGAAGGGCGTCCCGGAACTCCTGCTGCCGTTCATCAAGAACCAGGTCAAGGTTGTCGAGCAGGACGGCGAATTCAAGGTGTTCGTGGTCGATGCCCAGGGTGACCAGCGTTACTCGGGCGTGACCGGCCAGCCCATGACCATCCGCGAGCTGGTCAGCGAAATGAAGGCCAACGAGAAGTATGGCCGCCTGTTCGAGTCGGAAGCCCCGGCGGGCGGCGGCATGCCTCCGCGGGGCGGTCAGACGCCTCCGCGCCAGCAGGGCAAGGTCCTGACCGCCAACGAAAAGATCGCCCAGGGCCTCGCCAAGGGTCAGTTCAAGGCGGGCCGCGGTCGGGCGTGACGGATCGGGGAGGCCCCCAAGTTTGGCCAGGGGCTTCCCTTTTTCGCAACTTGGTACTATACTGACTTCACTTTTGGTTGTATAGCCAGAGGCGAAGGCCCACAGGAGTGATTCCGCGGGCCGCGACGGACACCGGGTGATCCGGAACGGCTGAAAACCGCTTGATTCATCAACTTCTGAAGGAGGGCCAATCATGGCTTCTGTTACCCTTGCCGAAAGCGCCAAGCTGGCCCAGGACGAACTGGTTGCTGGCGTGATCGAAAACATCATCACCGTCAACCGCATGTTCGACGTCCTGCCCTTCGATTCCATCGAAGGCAACAGCCTCGCGTACAACCGCGAGAACGTCCTGGGTGACGTCATCATGGCCGGTGTCGGCACGACCTTCACCAACGCTGGTGCTGGTAAGGGCGCTGCGACCTTCACCAAGGTCAACTCCAACCTCACCACCATCATGGGTGACGCCGAAGTGAACGGCCTGATCCAGGCTACCCGCTCCGGCGACGGCAACGACCAGACCGCTGTTCAGATCGCCTCCAAGGCGAAGTCCGCTGGCCGCAAGTACCAGGACCAGCTGATCAACGGCAACGGCGCGGGCAACGAGTTCGCGGGCCTGGTCCAGCTCTGCGCCGCCGGCCAGAAGGCGACCACCGGCGCGACCGGCTCCGCCATCAGCTTCGCCATCCTGGACGAACTGATGGACCTGGTGACCGACAAGGACGGTCAGGTGGACTACATCACCATGCATGCGCGTACCCTGCGCAGCTACAAGGCGCTGCTCCGCGCCCTGGGTGGTGCGTCCATCAACGAGGTTGTCGAGCTGCCCAGTGGTGCGGAGGTCCCGGCCTACTCGGGCACCCCGATCTTCCGCAACGACTACATCCCGACCAACCAGATCAAGGGCGGCACCACTGGTTGCACCACCATCTTCGCGGGTACGCTGGATGACGGTTCGCGCACCCACGGCATCGCCGGTCTGACCGCGACCCAGGCCGCTGGCATCCAGGTTGTGGACGTGGGTGAATCGGAGGACTCTGACGAGCACATCTGGCGCGTCAAGTGGTACTGCGGCCTGGCTCTGTTCAGCGAGAAGGGGCTTGCCGCCGCAGACGGCATCCGCAACTGATCCGCAGGGGTCCGTTTCGCCCCTGAGCCCACGCAACGGGGCGGAATGGACTACCATTCCGCCCCGTTTTGCTTTTATGAGGACAACGCCATGCTCTATTTTCTGACACTACCCAAGCAGGCCGGAGGCCAGACCGCGCATAATGACCGCCGCGCCGTCATCGTCTCCTTGCCTGACGAAACGGACCCGGGCGACGCCCTGGACGCGGCGCGTGCCGTCGCTTCCGCGGCGGACCCGGGCAACCACTTCTCCTGGGCCGCGGCCACTGGAGGCTTCATGTCGGACGATTCCCTGGAGGACTTCGACGGCCTGCTGTGGTTCAACGTCGCCGCCGAGACGCCCGAAGTGCTGACCGGCAACCCGGGTCCGGCTCCGCTGGAACCCGACCAGGCCCTGATCGAGGACGGCCAGACGGTCACCACGGACTTGAACGGAACCGAACGGACCCTGACCGCAACCGTTGAGGACAACGAGGTCACTGGCCTGGAAACCGCTCCGACCGTCGCTGTCGTGACCGACGGCCAGACCCTCGCCGTCACCGGCGGAACCGTCACCCTCACGGTGGCCGCGAACGTGGTGACTGCGGAGTTCACGCCGGAATAACCCAGAACGCGGAGAATTGTACATTAGCACCCTTTTGCTTGAATTCACATTGGAGAACTTATCATGCCTGCTTACCTCGTGACCCTGGACCGGACGAAATCCGGCCACACCCTCGTCCAAGGCGCTGACGCCATGGTCATCTTCGCCGCCTCCGCGACCGCGGCCAAGCAAGCCGCTGCCGCCAAGTTCGAGGGCGACGGCCTGGCCTGGCTGAACGACGCAACCGCCACCGAAATCGTTGCCGGCACCGACTGGCAGGGCTGGACCTTCCGCGTGACGATCCTCGGAGGCTTCGGCACCGGCGGGGACGAACCGCGCACCGTCGCTGTCGTGGGCGATGCGACCGACAACACCGTGGACGAAATCGCCGCGGCCCTCGTGACCGCTCTGAACGCCCTGGACGGGATCGCCAACGCCGCCTACAACGCGACCACGAACACCCTGACCGTCGCCGGTGCGGCGGACGGCCTGGGCGACGAGGAGCTGGAAGTGTCGATCATCCCCCCGGGCGGTTCGGCCTCCATCGCCTCCCTCGTGGGCACGATCACGGACGGCGGAGTTGCTGCGGCGGACCTGACTGTGGTGCTTCCGGCGGACAATGCGGTGATCCCGAACGTCCTGGGCTTCGGAGCCCAGGTCTAACACCAACCCCGGAGAACTGTACAAATGTCCACCATCATCCAAACAACCTTTGTCCTGACCGGACCCCTGGCGGGCAAGACCGTCCGCCTGGGCAGTCAGCCCTACCCGTTCGACAAGGGCCGCTTGACCATCACCGCTTCGGCGGAGGAGGTCGCCCAGCACGCCCGCTTCCTCGAACGCAACTGGCAGGCTTACCCGGAAGGACACCCCGCACTGAAGGAGGGGCCCGATGGCCAGCGTGATCTTCAAGAAGGCTCCCAGCCGGACGGCCAACAGCCGGTACACGGCGACGTTCAGCCCAACGGGGGCGGGACTGAAGCCGGTGACGCGGCACCTGTCAGCGGCGGAGGTGTCGAAGCCGAAGCCGGGCAAGCCGGAGGTGTATCCGATGGGGACGGACAGCCGGAGGTCCTGACCGATCCGGCGAAGGAGCCGACCGTGGAGCTGAACACCAAGCTCCAGAAGGCGGTCCGGGGCCTGGACCCGGCGGACGACACCCACTGGACCAAGGACGGAAAGCCCGCGATGACCGCCGTGGAGAAGCTGTATGGCTCTGCCGGCATCACCCGCGCTGACGTGGAAGCCGTCGCCCCGGGCCATACCCGCGACAAGGCGAAAGCTGCTCAGTAACCCAACCAACTCCGAAGGAGAAGCCTCATGGCGAAATCCGGCACCACCAAGGCAACCGCCTCGAAGATGGTCAATGCCTCGAAGTCTGGCGTGCGTCACGGCCAGAACTCGAAGAACGTGGTCATGGGCGGCAAGTCCGCTCCGGCCCCTTCCGGTCCCACCGCCCCGATCAAGGGCATGGACAAGGGCGGGGTCTGACCCATGTTCGGCTTCCCCTCCTCCAAGGTCTGGGCTGCGGCGGGCGTCCTGCTCGCCGTCGCCTTGATCGCCTTCGCGGGCTACGGCTACGGCTACGGCTCCGGGAAGGCGGACGCGACCGCGGAGGCGGCGGAGGCCATGGACAAATACAAGGAGGAGGTCCGCGCCCGGGAACGGGAGCAGGAACGCCTCCTGGCTGAGGCCAACGACAAGAACCGTGAACAGGAGAAAGCCCATGAACAGCGTGTCGCAGACCTCCGGGCGGAGTTCGCCCAACAGCAAGCGGACGCCCGGGCGCGGGATGAGCGCACTATTGCTGATTTGCGGTCTGGTAATCAGCGGCTGCGCCTCCAAGTCTCCTCTTGTAGTGCGGCCCGATCCGGTGCGGCTGAGTCCGCCCCCGGCGGAGCTGATGGAGCCGGAACAGCCGAACTTGCGCCAGAGGCTTCAGCAGCTCTCTGGGGAATCGCCGCAGACGGCGACCGGGCCATCAGGAAACTGACCGCCCTTCAGGCTTGGGCGCGGTCCGCCGTCCAGCTTTGTACCCTACCGCAACCGGAGAACAAACAATGAACATCGCCGTCCCCCACTTCCTCGCCCGACTGCGCAAGCGCCTCGCGCCCTTCTTCGACATGACGGCTTGGGTTCTGCTCATCGCCAGCATCGTCCCGCTGCTCGTGATCGACCCGGCCATGGTGGTCACGCTCGCGCAGTGGACAGCGTTTGCCCTCGCGCTGGCAGGAATCACCGTTGTGATCACCCGTGTGGTACTACCCCAGGTGGACCTCACGGAATGGCTCGCGCATGCCCGGGAGGGCTCGGTGGCTGGGGGCCTCGTGGTCCTCGCCGTCTCCCTGACCATCTGCTTCACCTTCCTGGGATTGGTGCTATGGGCAAAAGCCTG